AGCAGTGGATTTCACTGCTGCGCCTGCCTCCAGAAATCCTTTCACTGCCCCTCCGATCATGGGGCCTAAAATAAACCCGAGTCCAATAACTGCCGTATAAAAATTATCATACATGATCCTGTTGTCTTTCGGCATCAGCTCATACCGTCTGTTAAACACAGCGACTACAAAACCGGCATTTGCAACGGAAGATATAAGAAACGCAGCCGGAATAAACAACAGGCAGTTCTTCGGCGCCGCAAAAGACATAAACAATGTCTCACCTGCAAAAAGCCAGATGGAGGTTTTCAAAACAAATTCATGTCCCCGCTTATCGCTGATCCTCCCCCATAAGCCCAGAAGCACGATCTGGGGCAGGGATATGATCATATACATAGCCGTCACCGTTTTATAGGGAAGTGCCAGATATTTCATCATATACACCATGGTAAAGCTGTCTGAAATATTGAGAAGCAGATAAAAAGCCAGGATATAAACCACAAATCCCACAAACTTCCTGTCTTTCAGAGGTATCTTCAGTGCATCCCCAAGTCCGCAATTTATTTTCAAAGGCCGGTACGGCGCGCTGTCAGGTGTCCGCATCAGAAGCATGACTTCACAGATACTCATCACCGCCGCTGCCCCGAACAGAACGGCAAATCCCAGGTATTCCCCCTGCATATGGTCCATCCAGAAACCGCCAGCCACAGATAACAGGACCGTAACGCCCAGTGTCAGCGTCTGTCTCAGTGATATGTAACGTCCGCTTTTCTTTTCATCCATAAACCCCATCATCCACTGGTTCAGCACTACCGTCGTCTGGGCCTGAAGCGTAAAAGCCATGACCACCGCCAGGACAAAGACGGCGATCTGCATCCGGTTCGGCACCACAGCCGGTATGAGTACAATGAAAAGCGTGGCGATTCTGGAAAGTGCCGTAAATATAACAGTCAGCCGCTTACGGCTCTGAAACCGCTCCAGATATGCCGCAAATCCAAGGATCAGCACCCCGCAGATATTCACGATCACGCTCAGATAACTGACCAGCACATCCCCTGCTCCCATAAGAAGCGCAAGGCCACTTAAAAACACGCCGCTGGTCAGATACGAAAACGCCGTTCCAAATGCTGTCTGCACAAAAAAGCAGATCCGTGGCCCGGTATCCAGAATTTTCTCTCTCCGCTTCATAAACATGGCTGCTCCTTTATAAACTGTACCTCATCAAACATCTTTGCAGCGGTCAGACTTGCCATCCCGTCAAAATAATCATGCCACACATCCGGGGAGTAGAGAATCTCTGCCAGCAGGTGTTTAGGCAGGAAGGCGGAAAGCCCGTCACCGATAGGCCCGATACAGTCCTTTTGCAGACTCGGGCCGCCAAGGACCACATACTGCGGATTCAGAATCCCGCAGATAAAACTGATGACCCGAACCACCAGATCAACATATCTGACATCCTCCATAGGCTCTGCCATGCACGCATCCAGCGTCTTTCCGTCTTCCATGGGCAGCAGACCCAGCTCCCCTGCAAAATTATGATGTCCGCGTACAACTCTGCCCCCTGAGATAAAACCGGCACTTACACAGCCCTTTTCAAAGTAGAGAAAAGCCATATTCGTGTTCTCCGGATTCTCACAAGGAAACTCCTTTGCGTAACACCGTCCGAATCCGATGGCAGTGGCATTCAGGTCATTTTCCAGCACCACAGGAATCTTGTACCGCTTTTCAAGGCTGTCGCCAATATCTATTTTATATAATTTCCCGTCCGCCTCATTTGTTCTCCAGTACCCTTTCCCTTCCACCGCGCCGGGTACGCCAATGCCTATAGACTTGATTTCTCTTTTTTTTATCTGTTCATCCATCCAAGCGGTGATGGCGCTTTCAAAATCTCCGTTTGCTGCCTCCAGCCTTGTTTTTTCCACGATCTCTCCGCAGACATTGATCAGCAGACCGTAGATCTGGTCTCCTGTGATGCAGAAAGCCGCGCCGTAATACCGGTTGGGCCGGAACCCATAGCGCTCTGCTTTTCTTCCTCCGCTGGATTCATCGTATCCAACACTCTCGATTTCTCCGTTCTGCATCATTTCAGACAGCAGAGAACGGACTGTGGTGGAACTGATCTTCGTCTCATAGGCAATCTCTGCCCTGGTGGCAGTTCCTTTTGCTTTCAGGACTTTTCGTATGAGGGAAAGATTTGCCTGTTTCAATACTCTTGGTCTGGCAGTCAGAGTGTCCATATGCATTCTCCTTTTCACTTTTATCAGATACTTTTATAAGTTTATGATAAAAGTGTACAGCAAATATCTTTCTCTGTCAACTTCCTTTTTCTTCCATATATTGTTTACTTCAAAAGCCCGCATACCAGAACAAAATAATGGGGCAGCCTTCCCTCTTCCATCCATTCCAGTTCTATTCCCATCAGCTTGCTAAGTGTCAGTCCCACATTGCCTCCGATGGATTCTATGGAATAACGCATCTTTTCCGGAAATCGACACGCTTTTTTATCCGGTCTGGTACAGTTTCCTTCGCACAAAATACAGGAGCCTGCTGACAGGCTGATACTTCCCGGATATTGTTTTTCCTTCTCCCAGAGCATTTCCGACAGCTTTTCCTTCTCCACACGGAGGGACTGTCCAAGGATTTTATCCTGCTCCGCCTTTGTAAATGCCTTCCCTGCAAACTCCTCATCAAAGATTATTTTAACGGCTGTCAGTTCCAGGGTCTCGTATTTCCTCCAGTATGACAGAACATCAAAATCATAAGATGGGCAGGACCATACCTTTTCATAATTCGGACATGCCCTGCAGCACTCCAGAAATGTGTCCACATCCACATAGCCTTCTATGTAGTCCTCCACCGGTACCACTGCTGTATAAGTTTCTGTTTTGTACATATTCTCTTTCCTCCCGTGTGTCTCTGTTTTTGACAATGGGTAATTTTCTTTTTGTATTCTTCTTTCAGTATAACATCTCTCTGTGACTGCTGCTATCTTTATCTTCTCTCCATGGGTGTAAAACCGATGATGAGGCAGGTACTGAGGAATGGGCACATTGAGGTTATCAATGGTTTAAAATTCATTTATTAGCAGCGGCCCATCCGTTCAACAGTCTTATTTTAATACCACTGTTCCATCGGCCCTGGTTCCAACAATGCTAATTTGCTCGCATTGTTTGCAACCGTCATCGTTACTTCGGCAATCGCTGATTTAAGGTTTTCATACTTACTTCTTTCTATGCGCTTGTTACAACCATCTATTAATACCTCCAGCGTTGCCATACCCTTTTTAAGATTAATAATCAATTTTTGCGCTTCATCATTGTCCATGATATTTACCACCTGCAACGTCTGCTGTTTTGCCGTTGTGACTAGACCTGTTATTTGATTACCCACCTTTATCTCATTCTGCGCTCGGAAATAGAAATCCACCAGATAATCATACACCTCCCACGCCTTGTCAGTGTTAAGGGACTTGGCGTGGAGGAGGGCACCTTTTTCTGTCCAGAGGTATAGGTGAGAAGTCCTATTTTTGACCACCTCGATTTTTTCTAGGTGGTTCTTAAATGCCTTTAATTCGTCCCCTGAAACGGATGTATAATGCTTTTATCTTTTTACCGACGCATAACCGGGCGCCGGTCCGGTGGTTCCTATTTGCATTTCCGGTCTTTGAGTAACACCACAATGATTCCTGTGCTAACAATAATCTGCACGACATCTAATATAATTTCTATGGTTGCCATACTTGACAATGGGCAAAGAAAACGATATCCTTATTTTAAGGGAAGGGGCTTTCGCCCCCGCCCCCTAATCTAGCAGATGATTGATTAAATCAATCAGGGCTTGGATTAGATTAAGTGTTGCGGTAATGAGAAGGATGGTTGCGAGCCGTTTCTCATTGCCGCTTTTCTTTTTCTTTCCCATTGTTCTCACCTCCTTTCTATGATTACATTATAAACCATATTTGGTTTATTGTCAATGGATTTTTAAACTTTTTTTGGATTATTTTATTGACATTAAAACGAGGTAGTTTTACAATATAAGAAAAGGAGGTATTCTAAATGCTTGTTTATAAAATCAATGTTATTGACACCTTGAAAGAATCAGGGTATAACAGCACGCGCATATTAAAAGAAAACATATTGAGCCAGTCTGCAATGCAAAAGTTAAGAAAGGGGGATATGGTCGGAATTAAAACACTTGAACAATTATGTGAATTACTGGATATGCAACCTGGAAATATTATCAAATATGTGGAAAGCGAAAATAAACCAAAATAAGTTTAATTAGTTTCTTGGTATTAAACTAAAAATAGTTTATAACTTTTTAAGATGATATTTTATTGACTAACTATGAGGCATGTGTTACTCTTTAATAAAGGAGGTCATGCCATATGTTAAAATACAAATTTAATGTGGGAGAAGCATTAGAACGTGCTGGCTTAAATATGTATAAAGCAAAAACCACAAAAGTTTTAAGTCAAAACACCCTTAAAAAGATAAAAAATGAAGATACAAGTATTTCTTTGGATTCTCTAAACAAGGTATGTACCATTTTAGATATGCAACCAAAAGATATCATCATGTATGTGGAAAATGAGGAGGAAAAGAAAAATCTTTTATCAAAGTTCTCTTCAAAAGCTTGATTATCACTTTTAAAAGCGATGAAATAAAGACAGTTAAAGAAGGGCAAGTGTCTTTAACAAATCAAATATGGAGGTCTTAAAATGTTAGATGAAAAAGATTTAAAATCAATTGCAGATTTACTTAACTCACAAACAAACATGATTCTATCTGAACTTGACAATGTCCAGACGCGGCTTACGGATAAGATAAATATGGTGGAATCAAACATGGAAGAAATCAAGCAATACTACAGAATCAACAAGCTTGAAAACGAAAACACGAGCCTGCTTTTGCAGATGATTAAAGACTTGCAAAAAGAAGTAGACGAATTAAAAAAGAAAATAGCTTAGAGAATACCAAGGGAGGGCGGGCTTGCCACCGCTCCCCCAGCAACTAAATTATAACAGCATAAAACTTGATTTTCAAGGCCCTGGTGATAAAACCTGGACCTTTTGTTTATTTGAGCGCACCGGAAGAATCTGTGTAGCACATCTTTCCTGACTTGTCCACATAGTAGACCTTTCCGTCGGTACGGACCAGGTTATCAGATACCATAGCACCATTGGCTTTGAGGTAATACCAATTCTTTTTCCATTCAATCCAGCCGGTTTTCATCCAGCCGCTGCCATCAAAGAAGAACCATACACCCCCAATCTTCTCCCAATCGTTTTTTACATATCCGCCGTCTGCATGGCGGTACCACCAGCGGCCATCGCGGACCTGTATCCAGTTATTCTTTTTCAGGTATGTATCTACGGCTACCCTTGTCTTCTCACCTGCGCATCCATCAGGATTCACACCCACAAGGCGCTGCACCCGGATAGTCTGTGTCTCTGTGTCCGGTCCAAACTCTCCGTCCACATGTACTCCACTGCCAAAGATGTTCAGTTTTTTCTGCCATTCTGTCACTTCTGCTCCGGTATCGCCTCTGGACAGCCAATCTTTAGTATCGCCGGATGGAGTATTGCCGGACATCGCACTTCCTGTAATACCGGAAACAATAGCATTCGCCATCTTTTCCGCAGTATATTTCCCGGCATCTTCTGCGCTGTCACAGAAACAACATTCCACCAGGAGCGCCGGACTTGCTGTATGCCGTAACACATAAAGGCTGGAGTTTGTCTTTACACCTCTTTTGGTGTATCCCAGCTCCCCTATTTTGTCTACAATCCTCTGGGCGTAAGGCTCTGCCGCCGTGCCCCAATTATATATAAATACCTCTGTTCCATGTGCCGCGCCATTATAACAGTTAAAATGAATGGATACATCCAGATCAACTGCATGGGCATTACATTTTGCTACGATAGCTGCAAGGTTTCCGCTTACACTTCCGGAATTTTCATCCGTACAGTCATAGACTGTATGGCCTGCTGCCTGCAGCTTACGAATCACCAGGTCTTTCACCTTCCGGTCTTCCGTTGTTTCAGAAAATACCCCAGCCGCTCCTGGAACCTTAAAGTTATGTCCTGCATGTACATTGATTCTCATTCCTTCTTCCTCACTTTCCACATTTAAAATATCCCGATGTATCTTCAAGATTTTTTCTCCGTATCCTTTACCTGCCGCCCATCCTGTGTGATTCGGATTTTCTTGTATTCCCAGCCACTCCACATATTCCGCCATCCCGCGCTTCACGAAATGAAAACGCGGGTCTACACATCCCTGTTTAAGCGGTTGGTTACAGGCATAGGCTTTTAGGTGCTGGACCTGTGCGCGGATTCCCAATTGTGGGCTGGGAAAATTGTTACCTTTCTCTCCATTTTTCATCACACCCATTCCGCAAAAATTATTCTGCCTCAGGTTGACTGCAGATCCGGCGAAGGTAAAATTTCCTGTCTCCAAACATGATTGCGCAAATGCTATATCTCCTTTTACTCCCTCTACTTCACCCTCTGTCAGATATAGCGGTATCATATCCAGTACGGTCTGTTCCACACCTGGATTTTTACTCTTGATATATTTTTGCATCTGCTTCACGGATGCAGATGCCCTGCCCATTATCAATACGCCCATATTGCTCCTTTCATAAAAAGAGAGCGATTACTCGCCCTCTTCTCCTGGTCCATTTTCTGCTTTTTTCTTTCCGTCTTTATCAACCAAATTTCGCAGCATTTCATAAAGGCCCGTACTTGCCAAACCTGAAGTCATACCGCTTATAATCACCTCTGCATTAATGCCACTGCTCATGTTGATAAGTATTGCAATAATGGTGCCCATCGTAAGAGCGGCAAGTGGGATGTACCTATTTTTGATTGCCGGTATCGCGGTCTTGATCACATACCCCACTAACAAGCAGATGCCCAAAATTACCGGGTTAATGTAGTTTGTCAAAAAGCTTAAATCCATGTTCATTTCTCCTTTTTCTCTAATATAGTGATTCGTGTTTCGTGGTCATGCAGCTTATCATCCTGCTCTTCATTGTGCTTCCACAGCCTCTCATGGGATTTGCTATTTCTGGCTGTCAGTTCATCCATCCCCTCATCCAGCATATTTAACCGGTCAATTAACCGGGTGATTGATGTGTTTAGCTTCACTATTGGCGTCCCTATGGATATTGCAAAGGCTATAAGAGCGACAATAACGCCAAATACTTCCCATTCTGTCACATGTAAGTTCCTCGCTTTCATGATTTTTTTGATAAAAACACAATAAAAATCTGATTATCCGCTAAAACACAGTATCTATCAGCATTTTCAAGGAAACAAACACATCAA